AAAAAGTAACACAATTACCCAAGCCTGCTGGTTACCATATTTTATGTATGGTTCCAGAAGTAGAAGACGAGTATGAAAGCGGGATTGTTAAGGCGGATACTGTTATGAAATACGAGGAAATTTTAACTCCTGTGTTATTTGTAATGGATATTGGCCCTGACGCTTATGCAGATAAAGAGCGCTTTCCTAGTGGTCCTTTATGTAAAGTAGGTGATTTTGTATTAATTCGCCCTAACTCTGGTTCAAGATTAAGAATTCATGGTCGGGAATTTAGGATTATTAATGATGATAGCGTAGAAGCTGTTGTTCAAGACCCCCGCGGAATTTCGCGAGCATAAGGAGACTTAAATGGCAATAGAAGAATTTGGAGCCGCCGTATTTAAAGACGGCAAGATGATTTCAATAGAAAACGAAACAGATACTTTTGAATTTCCAGACGAAATAGCGGAAAAAGAAACTAAGGGTAAACCCGTAGATAAAGCAGAAGCTGCCCCCGAAATAGACATTGAAATCGTTGACGATACCCCCGAAAAGGACCGAGGACGAAAAAAAATGGTCAAACCTCCAGAAGAGGTTACGGACGATGAGCTTGAATCTTATGACGAAAAGGTTCAGCGCCGCATTAAAAAACTGGGTAAGGGATACCACGACGAGCGTAGAGCTAAGGAAGAAGCCCTCCGTATGCGCGAAGAAGCCGTTCGTGCAGCCCAAGCGCTGGTTGAGGAGAATAAAAAACTCCAGTCTCAACTACACGAAGGCAGCAAGATTTTTATTGAACAAGGTAAAACTGGTGCTGAGATTCAGTTAGGTGCTGCCAAAAAAGCATATAGGGATGCCTATGATGCAGGAGATGGCGAAGCACTTGTAGAGGCCCAGCAAAAAATTGCGGAAGCTACGCTTAAGCTAGATAGAGCGCAAAACTTACGTCCAATTGAGCCTACAGAGTCTCCAGTTAAAGTCCCAGAATCCATACCAGAACAGCCAGCGCAAGACCCCAAACTAACAAGTTGGCTGGATAATAACTCGTGGTATGGTGGTGAAACCCCCGAAGAAGACGAAATGACCGGTTTAGCAATTACCGTTCATAACCGCCTTGCAAGGGAGTTTGGAGAAAAATATGTTGGAACAAGCGAGTACTATGAAAAAATTAGTAGTACAATTCAAAAAAGATTCCCCGACTATTTCGGGAGCGATGAAGAAATTGAAACACAAACTCCGGTTAAAGAGGAAACTCCCCGCCGTGCCAAGCCAGCAGCAAATGTAGTAGCCCCGGCTACTCGTTCTGTTGCACCCAAGAAGATACAACTTACGCCAACGCAAGTTCAACTTGCTAAACGATTAGGAGTTCCTCTTGAACTTTACGCCAAAAAGGTTGCCGAACAAATGAATGGAGATAGATAATGAGTGCAAGTAAATTAACCCGTGAATTAGAAACCCGCGAACAAGAAGTTCGTACCGTGTCTTCTTGGAGTGCTCCAGAGACATTGCCAAAAATTAATCCACGAGAAGGTTGGGCGCATAGGTGGTGCAGAACTTCCTTATTAGGAACATCTGACCCGATGAATATCTCTAAAAGCCGTAGGGAGGGGTACGAACCTGTAAAGGCAGAAGACTATCCTGAAGCTATGACACACGCGTCCATTGATGGGCAGTTTAAGGGGTCAATTGAAATTGGTGGTTTAGTATTGTGCCGTGCCCCAGAAGAATTTATGAAACAGCGAGCCGCTCACTACGAGAAGTTAGCTAATCAGCAAATGGAATCGGTAGATAATACATATATGCGAGAGAATGACCCACGTATGCCGATGTTTAAAGAACGGTCTACTAAAGTTACTTTCGGTAAAGGAAGTTAAATTTATTAATTAAGGAGTCATTTTATGGCAACAGTAGCAAGTCCTTATGGACTAAAGCCACTGAACCTTATTGGTGGACAAGTGTTTAATGGTGGTGTGATTCGTGAGATTCAACTTACCTCCTCTACAAACTTGCCCATTTATAATGGTGATTTGGTTCAATTAGGCGCGACCAGCGGTGGTCAGCCAAGCGTTGTCAATGCCTCGCCCACAACCAGTAGTGTTGGTGTTGTTGGTGTTTGCGTTGGCGTTCGTTACCAGTTATCTGGTCAACAACTCGGTTATCCTCTGTATGCTCAGTATTTGCCAGCTAACGCTGTCGGTGCTGGTTACACAAACATTTTTGTTCGTGTTATGGATGACCCAGATTGCTTATTCCAAGTTCAGTCACAAGCNTCTGTAAACGCCACTTCTATTGGCAAAACAGTGGCTTTAGCTGGTTATGGTAATGGCACTAGCAGCACAACCGGTAATACTTCTACCGGAAATTCGATTNTCGCTTTGTCAAGCACTATCTCTAACAGNTCAACTCTTGCTATGAAAATTGTTGACCTTGTTAATGCTAACTCGACATTTGGCGGTAATTTNCCCTCTAACCCCGGTGACGCATATACGGATTGCATCGTGAAGATTAACTTCGGTGTTCATTCGTATTATCAGTCTGCTGGTACTGCAGCTTAATAAAGGAGCTAAAACATGGCTATTTCACGTTCGCAGCTCCTAAAAGAGCTATTACCCGGGCTTAATGCCCTATTTGGTTTAGAGTATGCTCGCTACGGCGAAGAGCACAAAGAGCTTTATGAAATTGAAGCTTCTGAGCGTTCATTCGAAGAAGAGACCAAGCTTTCTGGTTTCTCCGCAGCACCAGTCAAATCTGAAGGCGCAGCAATTGCTTATGACAATGCGCAAGAAGCTTGGACTACTCGCTACTCACACGAAACTATTGCCTTAGGTTTTTCAGTTACTGAAGAAGCAATTGAAGATAACTTGTACGACAGTTTGTCTGCTCGTTACACTAAAGCATTAGCTCGTGGTATGTCTTATACCAAGCAAGTTAAAGCAGCTTCCGTTTTAAACAACGGTTTCAGCTCTAGCTACTTAGGTGGTGACGGCTCTTCCTTGTTTAGCACAACCCACCCGCTGGTATCTGGCGCAACTAACTCTAACACTCCCGCAACTCCAGTTGACTTGAATGAGACTTCTTTAGAAGCCGCTGTTATTCAAATCGCTGCTTGGACAGATGAGCGTACGCTGTTAATTGCTGCTAAGCCACGCAAATTGGTTGTTCCACCTGCATTGATGTTCGTTGCTACTCGTTTATTAGAAACCAAGTTACGTACTGGTACTAACAATAACGATATCAGCGCCATCGTAAATAACGGCACAGTTCCAGAAGGTTACACAGTTAACCACTTCTTGACTGACGTTAATGCATGGTTCTTGCTAACTGATGTACCTAATGGTCTCAAGCATTTCGTTCGTACTCCGCTGCAAAACAGCATGGACGGCGACTTTGATACCGGCAACGTACGTTACAAGTCCCGTGAGCGTTACAGCTTCGGCTGGTCTGACCCTCTCGGCGTTTGGGGTTCTTCTGGTTCGTTCTAACCTGAACTTACCCACCCATGAAAACCCCGCTCAAAAGGCGGGGTTTTTCTTTTAAAAATATATTGCACAAAATTAAAANTGTGGTAAATTACGTATATCTGGGTGATTACCTGTACCGGACTGCCCCAGCAGACGATGCAACGATTGGTATAGGGAACTTTTGCATAAGGATTTAAAATGACACGAGCAACATTCGAAGGCCCAGTTTTAGCTGGCGATAANCGTTTTGGTAATTTCCGTAACGTTGGTTATGTAGATTTAGTTCAATACGCAGACATGAATTTACTTAACACCACTGTAGCAACCCCACTTTATGGCGGTTCATCTGGTCAGTTTGTTGCATCTAATAGTATTCCTAATATAAACGGAACTGTTTATACCCCATCCGCTACTACATACCCTCCCACTGCAGCAACTATTCCTGCTGATGCTAATACTGCTGTTTATCGTGGCGCAGTTCTATATCTTCCATATGGTTCAGGTATTAATGATATATTTATTGATGTAGGCACTGCCGTTACAGTAACTGGTGGTAGCGCTTCACTTGTAAACGCCTTTGTTTATGTATCAAATAACTATGTTGCCGTTAATGGAACTCCTACTTATGCAGCAGCAAATATTACTGCGGGCACTGTTGGTCGTCAAACACTAGCTGCATTTACTGCAGCTCAACTTACCGCTCAATCATCAACATCTGGTGATATTACAAACCCACCAGCAAACGGTCAAGGCGATGGGCCAAATGCTTCATTATTATCACAAGTAGTGTTTACTGTGGCACTTGGGGGTTCGGCATTGTTGACGAGTACAAGTACCGCGGGTGTTTTATATTTTACGATTCGATATACACAGCTTGACGGCCAAATTGGTACTAAGACGACATACCCATATGGCAACTTTCAATAATTAATCGACTAAGGGGTGGAAACCCCACCTCTTTTTTAAACTTAGGAGATTAATTATGACAATACAATATGACATAAAAGGCTCGCACCTTAGCGGTTCTGGCTTTTTATATGTTGGTCGGGTTCGTTTAAAAAACTTGGTATATCAAGGCAACGGCACTGCTGGCGCTATTGATATTTTTGATACCAATGTTGCACCTAATGCAGCTACATATGCTCGTACAGGTTATGT